TAGGCAAACTAGCAGGAATGGCTGGTAAACTTGGTACAGTTGCAAAAGTTGGTGGTGGTATACTAGCAGTAGGAACAGCTGCAGCTGATGCATATGGTGATTACTCTGAGGCACAAAGACAAGTTGATGCTGGAGAGATTACAAAAGAACAAGGACAAGTTAAGAAAGGCGAAGCAGTAGGTGGTGGTGTTGGTGCTGCTGGTGGTGCTCTCGCTGGAATGAAAGCAGGTGCTGCTTTAGGAACATTCTTAGGTCCAGTTGGAACAGTAGTTGGTGGTCTCCTTGGTGGAGCAGCAGGTTATATTGGTGGTAAATATCTCGGGAAAAAAGCAGGTGGTGGTGCAGTATCTGGTTATCAAGCAGTAACAGGAACTGGTGGAGAAATGGCAGCACCAGCAGCATCTCAAGCAGCACCAGCAGGCACAGAAAACACAAGTCAAGGACAGTCAATTGATCCTGAAGTAAAAGCAAAAGATCCACTCTATCAGAAAATTTTCCAAGAAGAGTTAAAACTGTCAGGAAATAATCGTGCAATCGCAGAAAAATTTGCAGATAAAAGATATTTACAAGAAAAAAATCTACAATCTAAAACTGGAGTGTCAAAAGTTTCTGATAAATCATCAGTTTCTGCTGCTACTCAAGCTACTCCAGAAAAAGTGCCAACATCTCAAGCAGTAGAAATTCAAGCACGCAGACGTGGTGTTCAAGATGCAGAAGCAGCAGCAGCACAAACATCTGGAAATAATACAAATGTAAATGCTCCAGTAACAAACGTAGTAAATAATACTACGACACAACAAGGTCCAAAAGACACGAAAAATGCAGATACAACTTTTCAGAAATATCTAGATAGAAGATATTATCCAACAGCGTAAAACAGGAGATTATAATGCTTGGCGAATTATATTATTCAACAAAATTTTTAACAGAAAATGAATGTAGCATTCTATTAAATCATTACAAAACTAATGAAGAAAAAGCTGTTCGCTCAATGGTTGGTTTTACTCCACCAAAAGTTGATTTTACATATAGAATTAGTAAATCATTACAATTAGATATTGATAAACCAGAAATTAAATCAATTATAAACAAAGTAACAGAAACAGCAAAACATATTAATGAAGAAGTATTTCTGTTCAGTGTTAATTGGGAAGAGTCAATGAAGCCAAAAAATTTTTTGGTCAATGAATATGATGGAACAGAAAAAGCATTCTGGACAAAACACCAAAGTGTTAATTGGATTTCAAATGCGAATCAAAGAAAACTTTGTGCGACAGTGATTTTATCTGATACAAATGAATATGAGGGTGGAGATTTTATTATGTATTTTGGAAGCACAAAAGATCAACCAAAACCACAAGAAATGAGGACAAAGGGAACACTGGTTATTTTTCCAGCATTTCGATTTGTTCAAATAATGCCTGTACTATCAGGAAAGAAATATCATTTCGATTTGTTTTGGGAAGGACCATATTGGCGTTAAATGGGGAGCCGAAGCTCCCCAGAAGATTATTCGTTTGCTAACTTCTGAAAGTAAGACAAATCATCTTCATCATCAGCAGTAGTTGCTACTGATTTTGCTGGAGCAACAGCTGGCTTAGAAGCGATTCTTGGAGCAGGTGCCTCAGGACGATCTTCTTCTTCAGCAATTTGCGCAGCAGTACGAGATGGAGCACCTTCGCCACTCAAAACTTGCTCAAGTTTACGCTTGAGTTCATCATAAGTTTTAAAGTTCTTACGATCCAAAAACTCAGATAACTTGTATTGCTTAGAAACGATAGCAAGTTTTTCCTCATCAGTTGGAGCAATTTCTGTCTGTTCCATAAATGTAGATTGATCATAATTAGAGTAACCATCTACTTTACGCATACGCAATTTAAAGTCTGCGCCTTCCCACAAATCAAACACGAGAACTGGTTTCTCATCTTCAAAGGTAGGATTGGCTTTGTCCATAATCTTATCAAAGATTTTCTTACCAAACTTGAACAATTTAACTTGTCCGTTGTTTTCTGGTTTAGCAGGATCGTTAATGATAAGTACGTTGGCGATATATGTCAACTTACGTTTTTGTTTGCGAGCAATTTCTTTGTTTGCTTCAGAACCAGAATTCCACAAACGTGAATTTAGTTCACCAACAGGATCATTCTCACCAAGAGTAGTCAAACTATTCTCGATGTACCATTTACCAGTCGGACCTTGAAAACTGTGATTGAAGACACGTGCCCATGGGAACTCGTCACCCTCAACTCGTGGGAGAAAACGAATCGTAGCTGTAGCATTACCTGCTTTATCTGGAGTCAGTTTCCAGAAACGATCGTCTTCGTAAGATTTACCACCCTCGCCTGATGGCTTTGCGATTTTATCGAACTCACCAAGAATTTTAGAGAAATCTTGTGTGCGAGATTTGCGAAGTGTATTGATATCCATATGTTTTCCTTTGTCGTATAAAAAATGTATAAGTTTTGTCGTATGTCACACTATTCATGATATACAACTATTTAGTCATCCTTTTTGTTCTCTTCAATAGTTTTTTCTTTCATATCCCAAAAAGGAACTTTAACAATTGGAGAATCTAAAAAGCCAACTAATGAATATTGAACACTGTCAAGTTTGTTGTTATCGAATAATACTTGATGAAAGAACAATGGGTCGTATAAAACCGCACTGTTATATTCGAATTTCTCAAACGAATACAGTTCCCAATTTTCATTCCCCTCAAAGTTTGCCCATGACTTTGGTTCTTGTTCGTCATTACCTGAATAGATAGGAAATGCTCTCTTGAACAAGTCATCAGACAATTCTTTAATATCATCATTATACCTTACTGCTTGATATTTGTCAAGTTTAATTTTATAGAATCCCAAACCAACTGTTGGGTTTTCTGTCAAGCATAATGATGTTGCTACAGGATATGGCTCAAATCTTGGCATGTTATTGCTATTCTTAATCACCATATCTTTATGAAAAATGTTTGTTGTATAATACCAACTTGATAGTTTTGTATCAACATTAGTAAATTCTCTAAACACCTGAGCATATAATTTAGAGATTGTTGGAATCTCAAGAGAACTTATCAGTTGACGATACCCTGGAGTTGTAACTTCCACGTCACCACCATAAGCATTGTGTTTAGATATTAAATCAACAAATTTATCTGGATCCTCAAGAACATTCTTGACAACAAAATAACGCAATCCAGTTTCTTTGTCTTTTACAGTTTCAATATCTAATTTCTTGTTAATAGCAATAGCATCAAAGTGTTCACTTCGATTTATTGTGTTGAATTTCGTCAGGTTCATAGTCATCCTCATAGTCGTCTTCATAATCAATTTCATCATCGTCTTCATAAAGAACATCGATAACTCTTTGATTCTTATTTGTTTTTCGCTGGTGTTCAGCAGTAATATGTCTTTTGGTTTTGTTACTAGACCTTTCGTCGAAGGTCTTTTCTTTTCGATAGGTGTGACCCATAATTAAATCTCTTCAATAAACTTCACAAAAATTGGTTTTATTTTTTTCTCATCAAATCTAATAAATGGTTTTGATTTAATAATCCTACGCATATCATCATCAAACAGTTGTCCCATATTTTCTTTCCATAGTTTAAGAAAAGGTTGAAATCTATCTAGCAAAATAATTGTTTCAAGTGTTATGTGTTTACCAATATACATTTGAAACAAATGTGGGACTTTAGGAAACTTAGAAGTTAAGTCCTCAAGAAATGGATCCAACTTATTTGTTTCCCACTCAAGTCTAATTTTACTTAGGTCAGTTTTAAACACCTGTGTTAAAGACTGTTTCCTACGATTCCATTCTTTAAAGTTTTGATCGGACTCTGTCGTACCATAAACAATATCTGTATTGCCCCAAGCACCATAGGCAAAATTTGCGATTAAATATTGTGCCATATCTAATTTGGAATCAAACTTATCCGCAAATTTTTCATATAATGCATGCTGGTTTCTCTCATCAAATGCTTTACGTGACACACGAACTTTAGCATGAAACTCTGTTATGTCGTATTTGTCAGTTGTAAAATGTAATTTTGCTGCGAGATACATCCTATAAGCATTTAATGCTTTATCACTAGACATCGAGTGTGGCTTGTTTTGGGAAGTAATTGAGTTCTGTAGCATTTACCTTAATCTTATCTCTAAGTGATTTATTGATCAACTTTTTAACATCTTCTGGTTCAAGATAATTTTCTTTACAATATTCCAACACAGCATCCATGTGCGAAATCTTTTTTTCTTTTACCATTGCTTCTATGTGTAAAGAAAATTGTTTTGGATTATCAAACATTTTTAGTAAGGTAATACCTCGATTGGTTAACAAATCTTTCGATAACATTATAATCTTTCATTTTTTGTTTATAAATTTGCCAAGCTGGGCTGTCATAGTTTTCTGAAAGATTCATTTCGTGTTCATTCTCATCAAGAAAGATAGAAAAATATTTATCCATTTTCATCTTTTCAAGAACGAACGCATTATAAATCTCATACAAACTAGCATCAGGGTCAGCTGAATTCAAATAATTAGCGAACTCTTTCTTTGCTTCTTCCAATGTCATTACTCAACCTTTCCGTTAAGGTGCTCACGCAAGAACTTAACAACTTGGCTGTATTTTGTAAAAACATATGTTTGGTATACATCATGTTCTGGATTTTGGAAGTCTACGACAAATCCATTATCTACTTTTTTAATATTGATTTCCATTATTTCTCCTTAGTTAATAACAACTGAATATGAGCCAATTTTCGGCACAAGTTCATTTCTCACAGTAAAATCAAAAGTAACAGGAACAGATGCATCTGTCATTACGATAGATGTATTTGTTTTAAAATAGTGCGATGCGCTAAAGAATAAGAAATTATCTTTCTTGGTTGTTCCCGCACTAGCAAAATCTGCTACCTTGATGTCAAACTTGGTGTAATTCAAATTATGAATCACCCTACCCTCTGTATCCTTAAACACAATCGTTGTTTTGATAGTGTTAAATTTTGGAAAGTTTCGCATCTCATAACCAAGATTTGCGCATCGTTGTTGATCTAATCTACTGCCTGCTTCAACAAAACAATAAGCATATCCTGGACGTGTTTCACTCTCTGATGGATTCGAAAGGATATTACCAACAACAAAAATTGGATTAGAGAAAGATACTGGCAAGTAAACATTACTTTGGTAAGTTTTCTTAGCCGTGTTCATATTACCAGCATAGAGAACAAATTTCTCAAAATCCTGTACCCATTTTTGTTGCCACTTCACCCGACCACTAATCGTAACAACAGTAACATCATGATGGGGTCTCACATCAACTCGCTGGTCAGCAAGATAAAGCATCTGGCCATTAGAGTCAAGTTTGTCCATAACCTCTTTTCGATTGTTCATTTCAGCGATTTTATTTTGTGTTCGCTCATTGAACAAAGGTTTATCTCGTTGGACTTCGAATGTACCTTGTTTGCTATCATCAACAACAGCACGAATCTTAACATGCCATAGTCCGTCTTTCTTCTCGGAAGTTAGGACTTCAGATTCAATGATGACACCAGAAACATAGTCATCGATTTCTTCATTATATCGATCCCCACGAACGCTACGGTGACCAAGATTAAAAGAGCCTGTTATCGTTTCAACAGCAGAGATTTTCGCTCGGCGAACTGCTTCGTCTTGCGTTTCGCCCTTACCTGTTGAGTGGATTGTTGTAGCAGCAAAGGCAACTTGCGAGACAAACAAAGTTGCCGCAACAAGAATTTTCATTTTATCGTAATCCTTCAATCATTGCTTTGAGTTGATGGGATGCAGCAATCGAATGCTTAGAAACACGAACTTCTACTGATACTAGGTTGCTATCTTTCTCTACGTTTCGAGCTGTAATAACAAGACCACGCAAAAGAGCAGCAGAGTTGTCAGTCATTTGTTCTTTAACATACGTCGCAACACGCTGACCACGATTACGATCTTCAGCTGTCATAGTTTCTGAATTACCACCACTATCTAAATCTAGATCTTCAAGATTTGACGTCTTATCATTACCTTCAGTCTTATTAGACTTTAATGATTCATTCGAATCATTCTTTAGAAGTGTTTTGGTAATTGTTCTTGAAAATTTGTTTGAACTAACATCATTAGACAAGAATTCCGAAACATTTCTCTTGGCACGCATCAATGCAATATTATATGCATCTTCACGTGACGCTGTATGATTTGTTTGGATATAAGCAGTTCCTGTTGCAGTAAGACCATAGAAATTTCCTTGTTCGTCAAACTCAACTTTAATGAGTCCATTTGATTTTAGAAATTGTGCTTCTCTTTTTTCTAGTTTAGCAACTGGAGCAGGTGCCTCGGGTGGCAGTTGCGATACAGTTTTGGTTGAAGAACAACCAGTAGCAAATAACGCAACAACAGCCATAACAACTACACTTCGTTTCATTTTAAAATTCCCTTTTTAAGTTTAGGTAATTATATTATACCTGAATATTGATTAAATGTCAATACCCTCACCCTCATATTCATCCAATAGATCTTCGTCTTCGAACAAGTCATTCTTCGTTTGTTCTCTAAGAGATATGCTTTCGATAAATCCTTTAATCGAAGAATTTTGTTTAACCAATGGATTGCTATACCATATCTTCTGTGGTCCATCCGAAGAAAAATACTCCTTCAATTCTGTGTACTCTATGTAAATACCTTTCTTGTCGTTCTCTTTACTATATTCTTCGATCGCTTCTTTCTTTAGTTTCGAATATTCAAGATTCTTTTCGACAAATTCGAAACCATGATATTTTGGTCGAAGAATTAACTCTGGCCAATTGTTCGCATATAATTGTGATTTGGCAATGTAGTTATACAACAACCAAAACTTCGAACGTGGCACTAATGCTGTGCTATATAATACTTCTTGTATGTTTACGAATGATTCGACTTCTTTACTAAGAACAACAGAAGCAATTAGTTCGGGACTATACATAAAATACTTTGTTGTTCCCATTCCATTTTGCGAAATAAGATGTTGTAGAATTGGTGTTGGGTGAGAACCCCATGTGCATTTTGTCATTGGAGCTGTTGATGATAGAGGATTAATTAGCAATCCATCTGTGGTATCATATGATGGTTCTCCAAGTTTATATCTGGTAAGTTGCATATCACCACCAGCCATAATAAAGATTCCATCTTTAGTAAACTGTTCAAGCCACAACTGCATTGTTGTTCTTGCATTTGTGATTTTATATTTCTTAACAATCTCTGGGCAGTATTTTGAATAAAACTCACCCATGTTAATGTTAAACACTTTATATTTTAAATTGTATTTTTCACAGAATTCTTTTGCGTTTAGAACATCGTGTAAATTATAATTATCTTCCATAACAATAATACATGGTATAAATGGCATCTTAAGTTCTAGTAGAGTTAGACACACAATCTGAGAATCAAGACCACCAGACAAACCAACATAGATTGGCTTATCATATTGAGTACATAAATGTTCTGTTGCTAGAATGCATTCTTCGCGAAATGACTTTGGCTTTCTTGTGCATCTACCAATCGTCATCTTGAATGGTTGTTCGTAATTTGGTTCATTAAACCATTCAGTATCATCTTCGCCCCAACCCCAGCGATAATGATTGTCTTTAGAATATTGAAAATTCAATTCATCTAATTTCATACTTTTCCCAAAATGACTTGTCTCTGAAACCGATGTATGGAAGTTTCAAATTAAAATGATAACGCCAAGCAATGTAACTCAGGTATGTGTTACAATTATTGAACGCCAGATTGATGTTTGTGTTGAGAGGATAATGTTCTTCTATACCTTTCCAGTTGAATATTGCATCCAATCTGGGAGAATTTCCAAACCAAAGAGTAGATGGATCACGATCGGAAACTATCAGCTGTCTCTCAGTATAATTATCTCTTTCGCAGAAGAAAATATTTGCTTGCTGAACTTCTAATGTTTCACGATCCGTGATCTCAAAGGTTTTCCAAGCATATCCATTATACTCAGCAATCCAAGAGTGTTTACCTCCTGGTAGTTTTCCCTTTAATCCCCAAGCATTAGCGGAGAGAAAACAAGTCGCTGGTAGTTTTATGGATTTAAGAACATCAGTTTTACTTATATCAGCATCACGCCAATCAGAAAACTTGTTCCATTTTGTAGTAATTGTCGTGCTGCCTATCATATGCTTGTTTCCAAACTTTAATATCTTGTTCCCAATTTCCTGTTGGTTCTGGATCATGTAACATGTAATTATACTCATCGACTCCAGAAACCATTACTGTTGACTCTGGTGAAAATGTAGCAATAGGTTTAGCATCAGTAGCAACATAAATAAAACCAATAGCAACTCTTGGTGTTTCAGAACGATTAACATCTGATCCATGAACAGTAAATGGACTGTGTATTATAAATGTTCCAGGTCTTGCCTCAACATGAACAATATTATCTTTACTATACTCATCTATTGTTTGTCCACGCATTAATAAATTTTCATCAGTTTTAATATCTGAATGTTTTGACTGACCTTGTTTATGGGATCCAGGAACGTATTGAAGACATCCCATTTCTTTTGTTGCGCCAGATAAAGTTGCCCAAACAGTTAATCCTTTTTCTTTTGGTAAAAAATTCCAATATGTAGCATCTTGATGCCAAGAAACATAATTATCGCTTTGTGGATATTTTATCCAAACCAGTGTATCCCAACAAGAAAAATTTGGTCCAAGAATTTGTTTTACATAATCAACAATCACAATGCTCTTTGAAATTTCATTAATGAATGGAAAAAGAACATTCGCTTTACAGCGATAATCAGTATTCATCCAATTCATCTCACGCATCAAACGATATACTTCGTTTTGATATTCTTGAATTTTATGTGTTGCTAAAAAACGAACAGGTCCATAATACCCTTGCTCATCAAATATTTCTTTTACTGTTCTTTCAGCCATTAAATCTCCAATGAATATTCATATTATACTTAACATTTCAAAAAATGTCAAGCAATTTTTCTAAATTCAACAACATGTTTCATTCGATCTGCTGCATAAGAAGCAGCAAATGCATTTGGTTTTACTAGAGGAACAACATTACACATTCCACGAATATATCCAACAGCTTCATTTATTACACATGAAGATCCATATTTTTCATCTGGATTAATATCCAAATGCACCTCAATATCATTAGGTATTTCTTGAGCAAGTTCTAAGTATAATTCTGCAACTTTATATACTTCATTCATTAATCGCATGCGTGGACGATCTTGTTTCTGATCGAAATCCATTTCTTTTTTAACTGCCCCAAAAATTTTACATCCATTATTACCATTGATATGAACAACAACAGCAAGAATGTAATCAGCATACCATTGTTTGCCAATCTTATATCTTTCAGAGTCACAACCAATGTAAATTTTTGTTGTTGGATCGCAATTATCAACGAACTCTTTTACTTCTTGAATGTTAACTTTTTCTTTATACCTCATATCAATCTCCACTAAAAACTGGTGCGGATGGTCGGAATCGAACCGACAAGCCGAAGCGAGGGATTTTAAGTCCCTTGTGTTTACCTATTTCACCACATCCGCATTGTTTGGAGTTGAGGGTGGGATTCGAACCCACGAATCGACAGTTTTGCAGACTGCGCCATTAGACCACTCTGGCACCCCAACATTAATATGCCCAAGCAACAAATGTATATCTTGTTCCTTCTGTTACCTCTGTTACACTATGCGGATATAGAAACGTAGAAGGAAACATAATAATGTCCCCTTGTTTTAATTTCAATACCTCTCCGTTTAAAACAAATTGTCCACCTTTAAAATTGTCATTTAATATGCCAAGAAATGTAAGAACAGGAATTCCATCTGTTGGATTTCTGCGAATCAAATCAAAATGCTCTGACATTACAGTTCCTGTCTTATACTTGTTCAATCTTATATTACTGTGATTGCTTACCAAGTTACTTAATTTTAACTCATCATAGTATTTATGTAAAACACTTTGTAAAAATTGTTTTAGAACATCTAAATTTTTATTGTAAAGAACATCAAGTTCTTTTGTGTGATGTGCTTTCTTTTCATCAGAAATATTGTTATACCAGTTGTGTGTTTTCCACTCTTCATCATTCTCGTATAACAATATCACCGACTCACATATATCTTTCGGCACAACATTATAAACTTTTACAAAATTGTTTAGATTCATACTATCTCCATTAATGGTGGGCTGGGAGAGAATTGAACTCTCACTCAACCGATTATGAGTCGACTGCTTTACCATTAAGCTACCAGCCCATTATTATTACTATTTTATCTGGCGGAAGAACTGAGATTCGAACTCAGGGAACATTTCTGTTCGGCAGTTTTCAAGACTGCTGGTTTAAGCCACTCACCCACTCTTCCTAAAACTTGGCATCCCGATAGGGACTCGAACCCCAACCAACAGTTTTGGAGACTGCTATGCTGCCATTACACTATCGAGACATTACTCTTCATAATTTGGCATCGCCAGAGGGGATCGAACCCCCGACCCACAGCTTAGAAGGCTGTTGTTCTATCCACTGAACTATGGCGACAAATTTATTTTGGTCCGAGTGGCAGGGTTCGAACCTGCGACCCTCTGCTCCCCCAGCAGATGCGCTACCAGACTGCGCTACACTCGGATACTTGGT